TTATTTCTTCTTTCGTTTCAACTCTATGTATTCAGAGTAAACTATCTTTGTGTACGGGCTGGAGCTTCTTATCTCCTGCCTTATCGCTTTCGTTCCCCATTTGAAGAACCACCATTTATGCGGCACTCGGTGTACTACTTGAATGAGCGTATCTACTGTTTGTATTTTCCCGGTGAATATGCCACTATCAATAGTTCCGTCAAGTGAAACCCACGGATCTTTGAATGTAATCCGCTGTATTGTTATTGGAGGAAGTGGAGTTAATCTAAGACTATCCGGCATACGGTAAACTATGCTATCCCTTACCTCTGTCTTAATAGGGACTTCCGTTTTCGTTGCAGTCGTAGCGACTGACTGGATGCGCTTTAATTTCAAGTTAAGATCCTCAACTGTTTTTACAAGCTCATCGCAATGTTCCTGTATCTCCGACTTTGACAACTCCAGCGATTGAACAGATGCGGCATATTTGCCGGATTCAGTCTTATAGTATTCGACATCTTCCATTAGTGCCGTCTGGTTGTTCTCTAACCTGTCACGCTCCATTTGGAGCGATCGGACACGGTGTGATAGGAAAGCGATTGCCGCCAAAAGAACGGCAAACGCTATGATTACATACTTACGCATACTTCTCAATGTATTTGGTTATTGAATCCACATGAAGTTTCACAACATCCGCCTTGCCCTCCGGGGAAAGAAGAAACTTGCAATCCCTTTCGTTATCCATGAAGAAGTTTTCTGTAAGTACAGCCGGGCAAGTGGTTTTTCGGAGAATGTAGAAATTGCTTTCCCAATCACCGTCCCCATCGCTCCAGTCACCACGGATCTTCCAGTCCTTACCGAACATTTCTTTTGCGGTGTCCCAGAAGATCTGCGCAAGATCATCGGCTTTTGTTTTTCCGGGATAGGTGTGTATCTCCCAGCCTGTACCCTTTCCATTGGAAGCGTTTACATGGATAGATACAAGGATAGTCTTGCTCTTACCATGTTTTGCAGCCGCTTCATTAGCTCTTCTGGCTCTCTCTTCCAGCGGTACATCTACACTTTCCTTAACCAGTAACTCGCAATCCACACCTTTTGCGATAAGCTGGTTATATACAGCGTTTGCTACTTCTCTGGCATACTGCCATTCAAACAACTGTGAGCCATCAGCCCATTTTGGAGATCTTTTGCCCGGTGTATTTTCACCGTGCCCGTTATCAATCAGTACCAACATTGTTTTGTTCCTTTCCTTTTTTGCTTCGTTCACTAATTGCTTTATTTATTCCACCGCCAGCCATGAAACCACCGATACAGAGCATGAATACTCCAAGAGCATCAAGATCTGTTTTCAGATAGCCGTTGGTGCATACATCCCATATAAGGCAAAATCCGACACACAGCCCGATAAACGCACCTACCAGAATTGATAGTACAAGCGCAAAGGATTTGCTACTATCAAGCGTATTAGCCTTTATCAGACTTTTTAGATACTCCGCTATCCTTATTCTCTGCATTGCTCTTCTTGTTTTCAGTTATATCATCATCTTCATAGAAAGCATCATAATCTCCAGAGGCAAGTTTTTTCAATCGGCAATAAGTCCTTTTAGGTAGCCTACCCTTAAAGCACTCATCATCAGGTCTGACACATTCATTGTGTCGTGCCTCTCTTAGCGCAAGTTCCAACTCCGCATTTCTCTTGATCAGATCCAGCCTCTCATTTTCAAGTGAGTGTACTTGCCTGTATAGCTCATCCACTTTCTCGTTAAGAGATGAAATTTCCCTTTTTGCATCATCTACCTCTTTCCTTACCCTATGGTAATCCTCAATGATAGACTTATATTCCGCCTTAAAAGCATCTGCCGCTGTAACACGGTTTATGTTTTTCCTGTTAAGGAGATACTTTAAGAACTCCAATCCGCCAAGTGCTGTTACTACGGAGGCAAAGGCAAGTAAAATTTCTTTCCAGTCATTCATTACCTTTTTCTTCTATACTTGTTACGTTTGTAATACTCGAAGTTATCCTTATCCTCTTGCGTGATCTTTGACTTCGGAGAAAAGAACTTGAATCCAGTGTTATTTCCAAAGCGCACTACCTTAATGATAGCACGGAATGGAAATGTTCGGTTTGGATTGCAAACCACATCTTTTAGCCTCTTGCTATCGGTGAAAAATGCGGATCTTCCTGCACCCTCACCAAAAGCAACAAGCGTTCTCGTTCCGTTCTCTGTCTGCACATCAGACTTTACGCCAGTGAATACGATCACTTCATTAATTAGGGCATCCACGCTGGAGTATTCGCAATCAAACAGATCACTATCTCCAGCGTTGGAATCCAGCTCATCTTCAAAATCTTCAATCATATTACAAGTCGGTTGGAATGTTGTACGTTTCAGCATCGGCATCAATCATGGCACGGATAGCCAGACGATCTTTCAAGAAATCCTCATAAGGCTTCTTGTAGTCCTCATCAAGCAAACCAAGCACTGCGGATTGATACTCATTTATCAGCTTGCTTTCCGTCTTTGCCGGATATTTTGCAGTGAGCAAAGTGCTGAAAATGTTATCCGCTGTTTTGGGGTATTCCACCCTCACGCTGTCATACTGGAACATCTTTCCAGTGGCGTTTTCGTCATCGTCCGTGGTGATAGTAATACCACCCTCTTGTTCCTTGATTACCGATACTTCCTTGATATTATGGTTATACAGGAATGTACCTTGCCCGTTGTACAGGTCATAGATAACTTCCGGCTTTTCGTCAGCCAGCAAACCGATAGCTAATGTTGTTGTTTCCATTGTTCAAACATTTATTAAATATGAATTTACTGTGTTCCTCCGAGCATCTGATTACCCAGCCGTATTCAGACGGAAAGAGGTGTTTTACATCGTTAATGTCTTTGATCTCGTATCTCTTCTTCACCTTGTTAAGTTTCTTATAGAACCTCATAAGTATGCCCTTTCGGAGCAAGATACCGTAGTGATTCTGTTTGAAACCCACATAGTCAATACAACGATCATCGACCGGGAAGATCTGCCAGTTCGGTTTTATCTCCAGTTTCAGTTCCGTTGCCAAGTAAAGCCCCATCATGTCAAGTATGAAATGCAGTGCTTCCTTGTTGGAGCAAAGAACTACTATATCATCCATGTATCGGTAATAGTATATCTTCACTCCATATTTTGCCATAACCATTTTTGCCAAATCTTCTTTCACCCAGTGATCGAAGTAAGCGAGGTATAGGTTGGCAAGGTACTGACTTGTATAATTGCCTATTGGCAAACCGATTGTTTTACCGTTGCTATCTATAATGCTATCCAACAGCCAAAGCATCTGATCATCCGCAATGGTATAGCGGATTATTCTTTTCATTGATGCGTGATTCACATTGTCGAAATACTTTCTTACATCTATCTTCAAGCAATACTTAGTGCCTTTCTTATCCATCATCATATCACGGTGAAGATCTTCCATGCACTTATGTACCCCTCTGCCTTTAATGCAAGCATAGGTATTTGATGTGAATATGTTCGTCCAATGTTGCCCAAGCACATTGATAACGCAATGGTGGACTATCCTGTCTGGAAAGAAAGGAGCGATCATAATCACCCTCTCTTTTGGCTCATATATAGTCTTTGTCTTGTATTCACCCGGCTTGTATGTCATGTGCCTAAGTTGCTCATACAAGAGTGTAAGACGCTCTATAATGTTATCATTGAATTTGCGTATCTCTGTACGATCGCCCTTTCCTTTCTGTGCATTATATTGCGCCCTAACGAGGTTTTCAGATTCGTATATAAGGTGATAGATATTCTTTAGCTTCTTACTTTGTGAAGCATATAGCTTTCCAGTATCGCCAATATAATATCCGCAATCCTCCATATCACGATAATCATTAAACATCGTATCGCTACTATAGCATAAGCCGTATTCTGTTTTTATCAAGCCCATTGTGCCGTTGGTCTAAATCGGAGCGTTCAATTACTTACTAACACCGTTTTAATTCGTACTTTTTTACCAGCTACCAGCAGTGCCGATAGCCCCTGTGTGGTAAGGTCATGGTGATCACAGTTATATCTTATAAAGTTGAAACCACGGTAAAAGCGGAAACCAATGTTCGCATTCGAGTTCGAGGAACGATTATTCGCATTCAGATAACCGAAGCCCGCATTCGCCCCATTATTCGCATTACCACCGAACAGAGCACCACCTATCACCATCAACCTTTTTATTTTCATGTCAATTCACGTTCACAAAAAAGCCCCGTGTACCGCCGCTTTGCAGTCCGTCAAAAACGGCACAAGCGGAAACCAAGGTACGCATGCGAGTACGAGGAACGATAATCCGCATCCAGATAACCGAAGCCCGCAGACGCCCCAGAAAGCGCATAACCACCGAACAGAGCACCATACCAGCCTACAGCAGACCAGCCACTACCACCTGTAGGAGTATAGAAGTAGTCACAGCCGCCAGCATTTGAAGCACCACCTACTGTTTCAGGGAAAGCATATCCTTTGCTTGAATGTGCGAATTGCAAGATATAACCCCCCGTGCGTGGAAGCTCTGTGATAGCCTCATATCCATCTGGAACGGTAGCAGCACTATCAGAGTGTGAAGTGAACTTTGTCGGATCTTCACATACATACGCAATAGAAACATCCGACTTGTGCCAGATAAGCACATCATCTGCCAAATGCCACAAGTATTCAAACGGGCACTCCAATCCACGGTAAGAAGTTACCTGTACCGTCTTGTCGCCACCAGTCCATCCCTTGATAACATAAGCGACCCTGCCAGTGTTGTTACCAAGAGTTGCAGTAACACCGCACGGGATAAAAGGCTTATAACCTCCCCACGTGTCCCACTCTGTACCATTCACAGCAGTACCGTTGCTAAGTCCTCCTTGATGATAGCCTTCCGATGTTAAGGCTTCATTGTAGGCATCCTGACAATGCAAAGAAGCATACTCCAGTCTTTGCAACCATGCAATTTCATTGTACACACGGTAAACGCCCAAATGAGTGCCGTTCTTGCAAGCGGCACGGGCTGTAGCCTTTGAAATGGAAGTGCGAGCCATGCCAAGCTGTGAGTTGTATGTGCCATCTTTGGCAGCATCACCAGCACCAGAACCACCCCTGTAGTTGGCAGCGTTGGAAGTGAGCTTTACGAATCCGCTTGCATCACGGGCGATATTGTCACCATCCCAAGTGAGGAAACAGCCGGAAACAGCCTCATTCGTATCAATCTTGATAGTGGCAAACCACGGAGAAACCGTTTTTCGCTCCATTTTGATAAAGCCCGGCAATGGATATTCAGAATAGGCACGAATCCACTTTGTACCCTCTATCTCAAACCTGAAATAATACTCCGGCTTTTCGAGCATCACATTACCGTCCGTACTGTCAATGATAGCAGCAGCACCACTATCTTTCTTCCGGCTGTCATTCGGATGTAAGTAGTATTTCACAGAGCCGTCCGGGTTTTCAACAAACCTTTTCAGCTTCGCCTGTATTGGAAGTGTCTTGTGCAAGTCCAGATTACCTACCCTTGTGAGTTTGTAATCCCGGCTTGTAAAATCTCCCTGTATTCCGTACCACATATCATACGGATATTGCGGTTTTGTATTTCCGCTACCTAACAAAAGTCCCATGTCAGTTTTTTCTAATTATTTCACCTGCGCCCCAATAAATCTCATACTTCTGCAAGTCTATAGCGTTTGGGGCAATCGCCACTATAGCCGCTGGTGTCCAGTCGCCAACTGGTACTGGAATGTTGCCAAATGAGTTGTCACAGATCAGTTTGCAATTCAGGAGCGTATCACTGACAATTTCCGTTGCGCTTTTGCTTCGCACATAGACGGAAAACGGCTTTCCTCCCAGATTGAATCCTTTGCTAAGATCCGATACTTCCCCTTTCGATAACACTCTAAGGCTGTACATATCATTATCCATAATTCACCAAGTTAATTTCTAACTGCAAATATAATCATTTGTGTGTTTGTCGAACACACTTATAAGCGAAAAAATAAGCCTCTAACGCATTATACACCTCCTTTCAATATGAGATAGATTACTACAGCTTGCAAAAGCTGTCCGATCAATCCGCCTATCATAGTGGCAATGAGATCCAGCCAGTCCCATTTGCCGCCATAGGCACGATCCTTAAACTCCATTCCAGCCGCCAATCCTGCCACAAACAGAATCGTAAGCAAAAACGCACACGGTATAGCATATACCAAATGCTTTGTCCTGTTGCTTTCTTTAATCCAATTCATAATCATACTATTACATATTATATTGCCAGTTAGGAGCAAAAATGACAAAATCACAACTTCCGTCATTCCTTGAAGCATCATCACTTAGCCATACATCAAAATATGTAGTTGAAAGTGACATAATCGTCCCTTTGATTGGAGAGTCAGAACTTCCTCTTGAATTTCCATACCCTGTAAGCATAATACGATACCCAGACGGAACATTTGTACTTGAAAAAGATACTCTATACTTACCTGTGTCCTGTCTTGAAACAGACAAAATGGAAGTGATAGATTTCCCATCCCACCATGTTCCACTTATTGAAGCTCCAGTAGAATAGCCAGATATTCTTCCTATAGCCAATATGAGCGGATGCCTGCCTTTCGCTGTAGAGTTCACAAAGTCAGTCCAAGAGAAACGGGCTGATATAGTCCATTCTCCGTAATAGTCATAACTTCCTTTCGGTCGTTCAAAACAAGACATTTCAATAACTTCTTGCGGTCTTACACGGGCATATATAGAATTTACACTTGTAGTTACATTTCCATCTTTATAGAATGTGTTCATCTGTATCAAGTAGTCCGCACCACCATAAGGGCTTGAATTGTACAATCTGACCACTTTACCTATATCTTCTTCTTCATATCCCAAAGTTATACTCTTCTGCGAAGTGATAGCCGGAAGATAGAATAAGTTCACATCGGAATAGTTTCCCGTATATCCAGTGGATAACTGCAATGTACCACGCAAACGAACCTGTCCGTTTACACCATCAAGATATACGCTGCCATTCTGCGCTTCCAGTCGGTTATTTCTGAACACCCATCCTGCTATATTGGCATTTTCAGCCAAAAGCAAGTTGGTAGCCACACTCTCGAACTGCGCACCGAAAGGATTCCATTTGCTTGTATTGGTAGGCACAACGCCTGAAAATGTTCCGGCATCAATACGGGCAATGTAGAAGATACCATTGTACTTCACTACATCCAATCTATATTTAGTACCGTAGTAAGTCTTTGAACTACTATAAGTACCTTGATAAACCGCTGCCGGGCTTTCTCCCTGATCTCCTTTTTCTCCGGGATCTCCCTTATCGCCAGTTTCGCCCTTTCCGCCAGTCACGCAAATAGGAGAAGTAGTCGTAGAAGTTCCGTTTGTGTATGTGATAATAGATCTCGTCCAGATATACCAGCCATCTTTCCAAGTCGGTCTGGTGGTACTCCATGAGCCGCCAGTTTGAGAAGTAGGGCTGCTGGATAGATAGTATTGCTCAACAATAGACTTCACGCCCACACCATTTGCGCCTGTAGAGCCTTTCCCACCAGTAATACAAACAGCCTTTGTGTATTCAGAAGATCCATCCGTAAGAACTGTTTTAGTACGTGACCAGATATATTTCCCATCTTCCCAAGCCGGAGCGGTGGTTTGCCATCCGCTTGTAGGTGCTGTTGTGTTTGAAGAGCTTTTGGCATATTCTACATCAACAGATTTAACTCCTACACCGTCTTTCCCGTCCTTTCCATCGTAAGGATTGATACGGAAAGGTGTACACCAGTTCTGCACAAGTTTGTCGCTTTCTCCGCTCTTGTCTTTTCCTATATCGGTAGCCGATAATGCACCGTCATACAACCTTATGTTGTCGTAAAAGACGGAAGATCCAAACATATTATCATCGTACAGCGAGAAGCCTACTACCTCTTCATTTATACTTCCAGTCTGCACAAGTGATCCGTTTATGAATATAGATACAGTCCTGTCATTGAAGCGCAATGCGACATGAAACCATGTGTTTTTTGATACGGTTAGGCTCTTTTCCACATAGTCCCTGCCATTATATCCGTTAAGCATCCATCGTATGAGCGTCTGATCCGTTTTCATCCAGAAACATAGCGTGAAACTCTGACCGAAAGGCAGATCCCAATTTATCTGACACTCCGCATTTCCGCTCACATCCACGGCATACCTGCTACCGTCTTGAACAACGGCTGCTCCATTACTCAATGCTCCAGATATTCCATGCCCTGAAATATCCATCAGTGTTGTTTCTCCACTATTCACCGGAATATCAAACACCTTTTTATCCGATAGCCCGGACTTTTTAGCTATGGTACACCACAAGTATTCCAGATTCCCAACGGTCGGCATGGTTGTACTCCACCCAGCCGGATTTTCGGCATCTGCATCAAGAGCCGGAGGTGCAACCGTTGATCCGTTTTTGGCATACCTATACTCATAGTATTCTCCTGTTGTCGCATCGCTTCCAGCCGCACCGCTTTCACCCTTTATCAAACTCCATGTATAGTCAGTAGGGTTGTCGCTGTCTTTCTGCACGAAGTCCACATACTGACCGATATATGCGCCCGGATCTTCACCATTGTTTGCAGTGAACGACAATCCCCCATTATCACTGTATTTGATGTGTAGGTATGAAGTCTTTCCGTCCTCACCATTCACGCCCGGCAATCCGTCCTCACCATTGAATCCTTTGAATCTTGCCCAAGTGTATTTCTTCGGATCTGTACTATCTGCCTGCGTGTAATCCACGTATGTACCTATATAGTCAGACGGGGTTTCAGTCATTTGTGAAGAACTGGTAGGATTCTCCACGGAAGAGTATTTGATATGGAAATAGCTTGTCTTTCCATCAGCACCCGGAACGCCCGGCAAACCATCATCACCCTTAAATTTACTCCATACATAATCTTTCGGATCATCACTTTCTGTAGCCGTTTCCTTGTTTGTGGCAATTCCTATGTACATGGTGGTGTCTTTGGGTTGCTGGTACATAGGATTACCGTCTGCATTGTCAGAGTATGCAATCCATGTATAAAGCGTTTTGCCATCTTCTCCCGGCTCTCCCGGAACACCATCCTTACCCATTATGTCAGACCATTTGTAATCCTTTGGATCGTTGCTTTCGGTAGGAGTTTCCTTGTTGTATGCAAATCCTATGAAGCCTTTTCCTGTAGGATTATCAGAAATGCCAGTACCGTTTACATCATCAGCATAACGAATCCATGTGTAGTAACTCTTTCCGGGTAGTCCATCTTCACCGGGTAAACCATCATCGCCTTTCTGTCCTTGCTGCCCTTTTGCTACTACTTTCCAATAAGTCGTATTGGTTGGTGTAATCCCCTTTGCTGGAGTAGGATAAATGTACCTGTATGTGCAAGTTTCCGCACCATTGCTATAGCTAACCTCATCGCCTGTATAGTACACATATTCCTCGTTGTAATCTCCACGATACACACCGATAAACGACACATCGCCAGAATCGCTTAATAGGCGTACATTATGCAAGGTAAGCTGTTTTCTTGCTGTCACATTCCAATCAATAGAGCTTGTGGCATCCCCAATCCTGAATTTGTTCCCATCCAAATCCAAATAGCACTCACCGTCACTGGTAACAATCGTTCCAGTGGTGATAGTCTTTCCGTTGATTCTGGTAAATCCATAAGTGGTTACGAAGTCACGGAAATTATCATCAGGATATAATGAGCTTATGATACCTATCTGAAAATAGTAGTTGTTCGGATCTTCTGTAGGCTCAAACTTGTAGGGTGTTTGCGTAACGACAAACACGCCATTCGATCCAGTCTTGCTACATTTGGCAAATACATAGTAACCTCCCTGCTCGGATAGCGTAACGCTCAATTCGCCCAAAGTCCATTGCTTAATGGTGGTTTCGTCTATTGTCAAGTGTGCCAATATGCCGGAAGAAGCATCAAACCTGTTGGCATTACCGTTTACATTGGCTTGCATCACCACACCGATCAGAACAAACTGCTGGCTCTTTGATCCAACGGTAAGCATATTGGTATCAATAGAATTAGGTCGTATGTTTTCTGGATCAAAATACCCGTCTGTGTCATACACCATATTCCTTAGCTCTTCTGTTGTACGCCATCCCCTGCGTGCCTTGCTCAAATCTTTCAGTCGGTTTGCTTCTATGATCTTGTTATGCTCAATCACATCTATAACCGTCTGTTGGCTTATGGATATGGTGGTAGTGTCGGATAGGGTAAGGCTGTAATCGTGATCCACAAGTAAGTTACGGCTTATCTTCTGGATTCTTATGCTCTTCTCCACACCGAAACGCACATCTTTTACTGGCACATAGTCCCCAACCTTAAAGACGCTGGTTTCGCTATCATCCGGCATATTCTCCAGAAAATAGGAGCGATCAAAGGTCAAAGCATACTGCACTCTGGACTGTGTGCGTGGCTTGAAATCATCATACCCGGCATACCAAAGATCTTCTTCCGCATTATCCTCATAGGACTTTGGCAGATTTATATCCGTGATCTTATAGCTGTTTCCAACCTCAATGCGGAAAGCCTCATTGTCGGTGGTGGGTATGGTCAGCCCTCGTTTGTCAGTGAAAGGTATGATCGTGAACTTCTTAGCCGAATGGTCATATCCTCCATCTGCTTTTACTTCAAACTGCTGTCCGGCAAGCCTGCCAGTTATGAATGTGATTTTTGCCGTTACTCCATTGATAAGGTACTTTGTCCCGTTTTCGTCCTTTTCGTTCAGGTCGAAATCCATTGTATCATCAACGAATGAGTTTATATCATCCTCAACAATGGCAGTAACCTTTCCTGTACGCTTCGGAAAAATATCATCATATTGTTCGCTATCCTCTTCGCTGCCTATCTCCTGCGCCAGTTCCGCATCCTCAATATAACGCTTGGTATCATCATCAATACCGATCATTTCACTGTTTGCCGGGATAACAGTACCGTCAGCCAACGTATGCTCATTCTTATTCATACGCTTTGGGTAAGGCAGTTGCAAGCGTTCTGAATAGTCCCTGTAGTCGCTCCGTATGTTGGTAGTGCCGCCCTCCACCCAAAGACGGGTAATAATGGCTTTATCATCCACCTTTTGATCTTTGAGGGTAAACAAACCGCCACCCTTACCCCACTCAAAGTAATCACTTCCGCTTGGTGGAATAACCTTTGTGCCGAATTTTCCGATATGGATAGTACGCACTCCGTTATTTTGGGTAATGCGGAACTCCAGTTTGAAATTATCCTTGCTACATAGCGATTGCAACACCTGTAGGCAGTTCTGCCGTGAAAATGATATAGTGCGTGGCTCTGTGTCCGGGCAATTCGCTTCATCAAAAGCCCACAAGCCCGGATAATCACGGTTCATATTGTATATGATCACCTTGACGAAATCCCTAATGGAATAAGTAAGGTCAAAAGTCATGGAAGTAGATTTTCCGCTTTCGTCCGTATTCCTGTATTGGGCTTTCATCAGTTCATACATCACGCCATAGAATACTGCATCATACTGGTAGTATCTATCCGTTTTCATTTCACGGGCTACACGTGTGCGGATAGTGTACTCTTCACCGCCCACTATGATTTTATCGCCTTTCTCGAAGTCCAGCAATTCAGTGGAGATAATAGACAACTGTATGTTATCATCACCCATCAGAGATATGTTCTGCGTTGCCGATTTTATGGTACAGAACGGATCTCTGCTGAATAGCTGGATAGTGCCGCCTTTGCGCTTGATTACTTCAATTTCTCCCATATCACGATCGCATTAGTGGAAAATTCCTCTATATCCTCAATCACACCGCTTACAATAATGTCGTATTCTCCGGCTTCGGTATAAGTGTGTTCCAAAGCTACATCCGTTCCATGCACATTGAATGTGTGGCTTCCATCACCCCAATACACATTAAGGAACTTTGTACTGGTAACGGTTATTGTAGCCTTGCTGTTGGCATTTCCGATATGGCGCAATACTTTTTTCACTGGCTCACATTCTACCAGCTTCAAAGAGAATGTGCCAACCATAAGATCGTTGTTGTATGTCCCCCAAGTCTTTTCCACATCAACCTCATCAGGCACATACACCTCATACACCAGAGGCTTTGCCTTTCCGTCATACTCGCATTTCAGGCGCACCGTACCCTCTTTGTCGAATTGCTCCATAAAGAGATTTACCCAGTTTACAAACTCCGATCGGCTGGAAGCCTCTATAAAGCAATCAAGCGTGATCGTGCGCTCCTTGTATCGTGGTCGCTTCAAGTCAATCACCTTTCCGTGGTAGTTATCCCAATCCACTTCCAGACTTTCTTTCCTTTCCAACCTACCCAGAAGCCCGGAAGAAGCGGAAACATATACGCCAAAGTCTTTAGTGTTCTTTCCGTCTATATAGTATTCCACATCGGTATTTGCCTGTAGCTTCATTACCTCCGTGGCAGACTTTGCCACATTGAACAAACGCAACTCATCTATGAGTGACTTTGTACCGTTAAGGCTCTCATCATTCAGTGATAGACCTTTCGGAGTGCCGGATATGGTATCTTTGAAGATCCGGCTTGTGTTCTGGTACACCTCGAATGTGTTGCCGGACTTCACAAAGGCAAAGAAATACCAGTTGTTAGGCATTACGCTCACCCATTGCTCCAGATAGTTATCCACTCCGTCAAAGTTCAGAAGCCAGCCCAGCTTGTTTGTTGCCGGGTACACATAGCAACACAGCGTGAAATCTCCGCTTAGGGGTATAGCCTTATCCGTCTGGCACTCACCAGCACCATTCATAGACAAAGATTTACCGCTCTTCGCTATTTTGGAAAATGTTGCACCATCAGAAAGCGTTGCATCAGCCCTGCTTAATGAAAAATCGTATGCCTTGCTACCGTCCGGATCGTCAAACGGCAAGTAGAGGATTAAATTATTGTCTATCATATCCGTAAGTCTTTTTATTGGTTCGTATAATCTTAACTCTTCCACCAACGGTTTCAACGGTGGCATTACCGTACACATTCACAAGCACCTCTGCATCGCTGCCAGCCACAGCGATAGCAAGGTATGAATCATCGAAAACGTCAATGGTCACAATAGCATGGTCGCCAACAGTTACAGAGGCTTTGGAGTTGTGCCGGATATAGATGTTGGAAACGGTAAAACCGTCATACTCCAGCATCGCTTTGCAGTCACCGTTCAGCACTACATCTTTCCTATTTCTCTCCACCACCTCATCATCCACATACACACCGTAAGCCTCACACTTTCCTTTGAAGTTCCTGCGTATGAAGTCCAGTGTTGGATAGTCGTTCTTTATGCAGAAGTCTATCCCTCGTATATACAATCCAGCAAGGGAATCCACACCCAAATCTGGTTTGAGTTTCATTTGCCACAAGCGGCACAATCCCTTTGCTATTCCATCCTGTTTGATTTGATGCACCAGTTCCATAATTACGATATTCCTTGTGATAGTAATGAGTTGTCTTTGTTCTCAATCCTTTTCAGGGTTTCTTTAATCTCTGTCAGTTCATCCGCACTTACCTTTGTGTTCTGCGCTATTTGAGCCTGATAGATAATGTTCTGCTTCATAATGGCTATCTGGTCGCTCTGGTTGATCACAAAGGCATTCAACCGCCCGGCAATCACACCGCCTGTTTCCTCGCTCATGGAAGTAACAGCACCAGTAAGGGGATCGGATTCCTCTTCTTCTTCCGTCTGATCCTTGATCCAGTCACCTACACCCTCCAGAGCCATATTGAACTTATCCGCACCCTCCTTAACCATTTCCTCAAACCGTTTCTTTTCATAGTCGGAAAGCACACCGTCTTGCATGGCTTCACCAAGATAAAGCACGGCATCATTAATGGCTTTTGCAAGGAACTGGCGTTTCAGAGCTTCCACAACCGCATTTTTCAGCGTTTCTTTCGTCACTTCTCCCAATGCTTTTGCGGCATCCTCACCTTGACAATAGGCATCTACCAGCGCATCGGCAAAATCATCTATGGCAGTTTGTACATCAGTTCCAGCAAGCGTTTCAAGCATATCACGCTCCAGATCCTCAATCTGTGTGTCAATGTCCTTAATGGCTTCTTCCCATTCGGCAATCTTATTGTTGTCGGTGTCCTTTTTATCCTTTTCGGCTTGTATCTGCTGTTTAATGAGTTCCTGTTGTTCCCGGAGATTCTGTTTCTGCAATTCGTAGATCTCAAACATATCTCCGTTGTTTTGTTCTTTCTCCAGAGCGTTTTTGAGTTCCTTTATCTGTTTTGTAAGTTGGGCATACCTTATGAAGTCCCAGCTTTTCCGGGCTACAACCGCCTGTTGCTCCAATGCGGCTATCTCATCTTCAATACCCTGTAACCTCTGCTGGTGCGCTGCCTTTTCCTCATCACTATATACCCAGAAAGTCTGATCGTATGAATGTTGCAGTCTGTCAAAGGCATTAGACAACGCATCCACATCCGCCTGTATGTTCTGTATTCTTTCCTCCAGTTCATCATCATTGTTAAACAGCCCGGCAATCCACTGGATAGCCTGTAAGGCAATGGATATGGCGGCAAGGATAACAGAGCCTTTTTCTGCCGTTGCTATGGCTGCTGACATGGCGATACCAGCGGTTGCAACACCTTGTATCATCTGGATAGTTGATTTGCCTGTATCGCCTATCAAGTCGCCCAGAACATCGCAACTGTCTATGGCATCATTAACGAAGTTGAAACACCCCTCGGTGGCAGATGCTAAATTCTTCCAATCCGTTTTTATATTACCGCTGGAATGCTTAGATTTTTGTTCAGCCGTTCCAAAAACAGATTTTATTGCATTCCCTAATGATTTGAACGGATTTACATCAAGGATCTTTTGTTTAGCCTCATCCAACCTATCCAATACGGCTTTCATATCCGCTGGATTCAGATTCATATCAGAGGTATTCATCTTACTTTGAATATCTCTTACCAACTTATCTATTTGCTCCACTGTCAAAGCATCAAGATCCGTAAACAGATTGCGCCAACTTTCGCTCTGCATGAGGAATGAAGCATTTAAGGCGGAAAGTGCCTCATTCTCGCCCTCGTTCAGCTTAGCCATTATTTCTTCATTGTTTTGTGCAATGGCTTGTGATCGCAACATCGCATACTCATCCTGAATGGCTTTCTTTTGTTCCTCATAACTCCGATAGTTGGTAAGGATCTTTTCCTGTATCTCCTTATCGGCTTCCGCCTGCTTCTCCGATACGAATAGGCTTGCTTCCGCTTGCTCATCAGCACCGACAAGCCCAGTACTTCCATTTGCCAGCCTTTCTTTGGCATCTGCTATGGCTTGCACCTTTTCGGCAAGCGTGGTGGCTTGTGATATGGCTTCCGTCACACTTTCCTTGAAAAGATCCATTGCGGACTTTGCACCCGTGATCTCATCGTATTGCATATTCAGGGAAATAAGGTGGTTTCCCTCGCCCTCTGTCAATGTTCCGGCTTGCTTCTTCTGGTTCATTTCCGCTATCTGGTTCTCCAGATATTGTTTGAATGAAGCACCGCCTTTCAGCAAGTTTGCGAACTGTGTGTTTGCCACATCTTCGCCCAGATTACGCACCCAACGGAAATACAACTCATACTGCTGTTTTTTGTAGGCTATTTCACCATCAAACAACTTGTTTTGCTCTCTCTGATAACTGGTATTCTCAATGCTTCTTCTCTCATCGAATCCCTCTTGCTCCGTTGCAGTCAATCCACCTTTTCCGGCTGCTTTACGTGCTTTTTCCAGTTCTCTTTCCTCTCTGTCTATGCGATCCAGATTCTCTTTGTGCTGTAAGTCCAGAATGGCTTTACGCTTCTCATACCCATCTTCCATGATAGAGATACGTGCCTCTTCCAGTTTCCGATCCGCTTCCAGTTGCTTGTCTTTTAACGGATCTGCCTTGTCAGCCTGTCTGGTAGTTGTCTTTGGTAGCCTTGATTCCAGCCCACTTATGGTTTTCGTCAGTTCCTTATATTTGGCACTATTGATAACCACATTTGAACGCTCTTCTTTAAGCTGCTTGATACGCTCATTTATGCCGGATTCAGTGTTAAGGTTGTCTGTCTTTGTGTCCCTTGCTCCCGTCAGTTCATCCATTAGCTTTTTGAGGCTCTGTAGTTCTGTTGTGTCAGCCTCAACCTTTACTTTCTTGGCATTGAGCGTGTCTATTTGGGTTTGAGTTTCCTGTATCTTCTTATCAAGCTCTTCAAAGGACATACTTACATAGTCCACACTGTCTGTTACTGGCGTGGCATCCTTTGGGGCAAAATAGGCACTAAGGCTATTATCAACTTGGTTAACAGCCTCGTTCATTTCCTTAGCCTTGTTGATCTGTGAGGTAAGGTAGGATTCAACTATACCCTTGAATCCTGCTATCTCCGCATCTGTGGCTTTTGTCGCTGCCTTTGTGGAGTTCAATATGCTTGCTACTACATCATTGTATTGCTTAGTGAACGCATCCCCGGACATGGAAGCCAGTAATTTTGCGTTATCCTCAATCTGGCTTCTTATGGCTTCCTGTACAGCACCTCCCATGTTCCGTATGTTTTCAGAGGCTTCATATATCGGAACTTCGTATGAATCTCCACCAGTGCTACGGTTCGTTACCGTCCTTGTCTTTCCAGTATCATAGCTTGCGCTCCCCAGATTCTTTATGAAGTTTGCATAGTTTTCATCCGACTTCTCCAGATATTCCTGTAGTTCCTGCTCGACATACTTAGCCTTGATTTTTTCGGCTGTAGTCTGCTGGATTGCGGCTGTCAGTTCTGCATACTTCAATTTTTGCTCATCAATGGTGGCATTCTCATCCAGCAAGGTTTTGTTATACTCCTTGCAAATCGCATTCACCTTGCGAATGGCATCACCATGCGTTTTTGTACCTTTCTCTGTGTTGCGGAGAATGGCAAACAGCAAATCCAGATTATCAATCTGCTTTTTGGTGGTGTCCTGAAATTCTCCCATTGCATCGGTGGCTTCCTCTTCGGAGCTTTTGAACAACGTGAGCGCACTAACCAGCATCCCAACCAGTGAAAGAATCCACCCGATAGGATTGCTCTTCATGGAAGCCCAAAGAGCTTTCATTGCAAGGGTGGCTTTCTTCGTGATTGATGTTAGTGCAGTCGTAACAGCACCTTGTGTTGTCTTTGCCGCTGTGTCCGCTACAGAAGCGGCTGTAGCCTGTTTTGTGGCTGTAGCCTCCAACTGCTTGCGTTTGGTGTATAAGTCCGTTTGAGCGGCTAATGCGGCTTTTCTGGCGGCACTCTGGTTGTCCTGTGCTGCCTCCAGTTTCTTTTCAGCCGTTGCAATTCTGGTGGCATCCCCGGCTTGCCTTGCCCAATACAATTCATACCGTGCCATTTCGGTTGCTTGCATGGCAGAAACAGCCGTTTGTTTGGCGGATTCCATCTTTTGTGCTGCCGCCTTGACATCGGTACGCATAGCCTCCAGAGTGGCGGCATTGTTCCTTTGCTTCGCTGCCACTTCTTGCTCCAGAGCGGCACGATATACGGCACTCTTAGCCGATAGGTCGGTTTTGCTAAGTGCCTCCCTTTGTTCAACCGTCAATACAGAGGTAGCCACTGCCTCATAATTGGCAGAGGAAGTGGTAAGGTTAAGGTTTGATAAGTATTCCTGCTGTTGGGCTGTCAATAACTGCTGTATGGTGGCAATGCGGAGTTTCTTTACCAGATTGGCTTGCTCTTCCGCTGTAAGTTCCTTTTGCAAGGCGGCAACATGAGCCTGTTGTGCGGCTGTCATAGCCTTTGTTTGGGCTGCTGTTTGTCCCGTTATGTTGGCTTCCGCTTTCAGTAGGGCGATCTTTGCCTGCTTAACGGTATTGTCTATCATGGCAACACCCGTGTAGCCCTTTGTTGCAAGGGTATTCAGCACGATTGCCGCTTTATAGCTTCCGTAAGCAATGGTAACAGCCTGTACGATACGGATAATCTGATCCATATTCTCCACAAGGTCTATCGCACCCTGAATAGCCCCAGTGAACAAATCCTGATTATCCTGTCCGATCTTGTTGAGCGCACTATCCCAAGCATCGCCCAAGTTGGAAAGCATACCAGTAAGCGACTTACTTTGCTCTTGCATGAGGTTGAAATAAATACCGCCCTCACTGGTCATGTTCTTAAATGCCTTTTCAACTTCCGGGAATCCAACTTTTCCCTCCGTTACCAGCTTGTTCAGTTCTTGCCTGTCTGCGTTAAGCACCTTGCCCAACTCTTCATAGATAGGAATACCACGCCCGGCAAACTGGCGAATATCCACCGTGTATGCCCTGCCTTGCGATCTCAATGTGCCATACAGATAGATAAGATCACCAAGTGGCGCACTCACACCAGAAGCCACGTTTCCAAGCATCACGATCTCATCTACCACGCTTTCCACATTCGAGCCGAAAGCAAGCATCTGTTTTGCGCCTTGCGCTATGCTGGTAAGGTCAAACGGAGTTCTGGCGGCTGTATCTACCAGTTGCGACATAAGCACCTGTGATTTTTCGGTACTTCTCAACATGGTATTGAAAGCCAGTTCAAGTTGCTGGAACTGCCCACGCACTTGCACTATGCTTTGCACAAGGCTCATCATTCCTTGCCCAACAAGGTAGGAAACAATATATCTCGCTCCGTTTTGCGCAAAGGTCAGAAACGATTGCTCCATGCGGTTTGCTTCCAGCACGGCATTATCAGAAGCGTTTTTGATATAACGCCCCATCGCTTCGCTTGATACCTTGAAATCATCTATATCAAGAGTGGCTTTGAATGCTAATGCTCCACCTATATTTTCCATACTAAATTAAACCTTTGACATAGTTCTTAATATCTTCTTTCGTTTTGAGTTCCCTATGGATAACCTTGCCTCCCTGCGGTGGTTTCGGAAACCCGTTCTCATCCGTTTCTGTTTTCGGCATCGGCTTAGTCTTTGCCATATCCGCCAACATGATCTCTACATTCATCCAAGAGATACCCCAGAGCAAGTAATCATAGCTCCAGCCGAATAGTTTCAGCAATTCCGCACGATTACCCCACGGGCTGTTTAGCCCTGTTACTCTATCATATCCGCTCTGCTCTTCGGTTTCGTTGTCCCTACTTCCCGTATTGATATGATAGAGGACGTAAAACCCCCGGCATTCATCATCTGGCTTATCACATCGGCAAGCTGCTTCAAGCGTGGTACGGTCAGATGCTCAATGAAGAAGTCACGGAGTATCTTTGTCTGTTTGCTTACGGGATTGGTGATTGAGCCGTTGTTGATTACTGCAACTGCGGCTATCTCTGCCATGAGGGAAATGTACTTGAAATACTTCTTAGCCTCTTGCGTGGGCTGTTCCTGTATCTTTTCCTCATTGAGTTCTATTTGTAGGTACAGTTTCCTCAAATAGTCAATAGTACCCAGATAGAGCGGCTTTATATGGAACTGGCGCATATACACCTCAACCATCTTTCCCTTATCGGTGTCCGGCAATTCCATCACAGAAACATTCCAATCTTTCGGAATCCGTCTGTCATGCCATACCTTGACATGGTTAGGAAAATGTTTGTTCCACCAGCGTACCCACTTAGGCGGCTTCACCGGGTCAATCTTCAAAGGCACGGAGAATTTAACTCCCATCTGTATTAGTGCCTGTATCGCTTGCTCTTCTATTTCAAGCTGCTGTTCTCTTGTTAGTTCTTTGGGCTTCTCTTCCATAGACATTGCTGTTAAAAAGAAAGCCCCCTACGTTGCTTGCAGGAGGCTTTCCTGTTACATTTTAGCATCAGGTTATGAGCCTTTGGTCGGATCGTCCATTGATTCATCAACTTCTAACTCTGCCTGATACTGAATTGTCATCGGCACAAGGCAGATACCCGTCTTTGAGTAGGTGATCTCGAACTTCGGAATGATACGGGCATTGGCGCATCCAACGAAAATACCCTCTTCCGGCTGCTGCCAAATTGCCCATTCCTTGTAAGGCAACTTCTTCGGTCGTTTCCACTTTCTTGCTCCTTTCACTCCGTCGATAGTACCACCGAAATATCTGGCAAGCAATTCCAGATCAGGATCCATCAGCGAAAGGTTCACCGTTGTTTCGGTTTCGCCAACCTGAGTAAGTTTTCTGTTGGATGTTTCAGACTTATGTACGGTGGTTTCCGGGTCGGAATCCACAAGCTGACAAGTGTCCTGATACACATCGCCAAGATCTTTCCAATCCGTACCTTTTGCTGGCATAGTGCCATCTTCTTTTGCATCGGCTACATAGATCTTCTTTAAGCCCATTGCTGTATATACTGGCATAGTCGTAAAATTTTATTGGTTCAACTTCTTTTCTCTAACTGTTATCTCCAAAGCGATAGAAACAAAGTGTTCGTTATGTTCCGGCTCTTTGATAGGGGGATTGATCAAACCGATATTCCAGTTGTAACCGCTCCCTTTCTCGTAGTGGTTCTGAAGCACTGCAATCACTTTTTTCCTTATTGCTATCAGTCTTTGGTAGTCTATCCTATACACGGGTGGATTCTTGCGCTTGCTCACTATGTCCGGCACATGAATGTTTACGTTGATTTGCCCGAAACGCACGGATTCCTCACCGTCTATCGCATGGGGTACTATAATCACATCTTCTTTGCTGTAGTCGTTACGCTCGTAGTCAATGCTGCCTGTAATCATGGTTTTTACCTCACTTTCCATCAGCATTTGATACACCCGTACCGCTATTTCTTCCGTTGTAATCATAACACACCTCCGAATAATTCATTTGCCTTTGCCTTAGCTTTAGCCATAAGCGTATTCATGGCGGCTGGAAAATCCTTTTTGGCTTTCAATTCCGCTGGCAGAATCACATTGTACCCCTTAGCCTCAACGTAGGCTGCGTAATTCATTCCTGCTACTATAATGAGAGAGAAAGCATCCGGCAAGCTGTTAGCCATCTGCATAGCCACTTTAAGGCTTGCTTTAGCTCCCTCATTGTTAGGCTGGTTTTCCCCACTAAAGTATTCCAGTTTCTTGTTACGCACTATCGCATAGGATATAGAGTTTGTGAGGTTTCCCGTCCTGTCTATATAGCTGTGCTTCTCCTTAGCGTACTTCACAAGGCTTTCGCCAAGAAACTTCAATAGGTATAGTGTGGCGTTTTCAAGCCTTACTTGAAACGCTGCCACTGCCTTTGAAATGACACTGCTATGATTGTTAGTCGGAACTATCCCCATATCTCAATGTATCTTCTGTTAAGATTATCCACGCCTTGAATCTCGAAAACTGCCACCTTGCCATCCTCACTTGTGATCTGTACTGGCGTTGCAATATCCAGATTTCCTTTGAAGCACTTTGGTATAAGTACATCGTAAGTGTACTGGTGCATTTGCCCGTCTGTACCTATCTTTTGTTTGGCTGGCACGAATGTTTCTATCTGGCACTCGCAACCGTCCATCCAGTCGCCCGTTTGAGGCTCTGAAACAATAAACCCGGTATTCGGATCTATTTGCTCATCCTGAATTTCCTTGTATTTGAAAGTACCGTTATATCTCATGGCTACCACATATTAGATCCGTCCGTGATAGACGGGACTTCGACAAACTCCGAGGCATCCAGACCGTTTTCACTGCAAATAGCCTTGATACGCTTCTTTAGCTCATCCACGCTATACCCTTGTGAGGATTTGCCCATGCTGTCACTTGTGAGGACAACCATTTTCTTTAGCACCTTGATAGCGGCAATGGCAATAGGTTTCCTATCCGTTTCCGCATCGTATTCAGCATCAGAATTGCCCACATTCGCATCAGCAAGAGCCTTTTTCAGCGCAAGAGGACTTGGCGTATATGGTTCAAGTTCACCGATCAGAGCATCGTATTTTGTCAAATTTCCCATCTTAGACCTCCTTGTTAAGTATTTCAGAGAGTGAAGCGGCTTGCTCTTCCGTCAGCTCATCCAGCTTCTTTGAAACACCTTTTACTCCGGCATTCTTTGCGGCTGGATTACCTATTTCTTCAAGTGCTGCTTTCACCTCATCAAGTCCGTATTCTTTCTGCTGGAATGAGATTGTTTCAGGCTTCTTCTCATCCGCCTTTTCATCATTCCCATCATCAACAGAAGTAATCTCACACATACCACGCTTCACAAGGTCGTTTACCCTGCTTAGGTCGTTTGTGGTAAGAAGATCGCCAGACTTGTAAATAGTCTGGTGATCATTCTTATCTCTGAAAGGCTTTAATACTACCAGTTTCATAGTTTAGCCCTCCATAAGAGCATCAATGCCCTCAAACTCCTGCTTGGTGCAATACATACGCTCGTTTCCGTTGGCATCTGCCGGGATCGTCTTTTCGGAAATGCCTCTTACCTGCATACAGATAATGGCATTAATATCCGTAATGATAGGCAGCAAGCGTCCAGATCCTTGCGTAACTTCACCTGCCACCTGACCAGTGGATTCACCAGTACGCCACTTGGCGATACGGATTCCGTTACCAGCGTTCATGTAGTCCACATCGTCCTCTTCCATGAGTTCGCTGTCCTCAATAGACGGCTGGATTTCACCGATAACTCCGGCTGGCTTGATACAGATAAAGTTGTGATTCCACGGCTCAACAGATCCACGCTTTCCGTCTTTGTCCTGTCCCATCTTACGGGTGACAACCGTAATGTTCGGGATTTCGTTTTCACCCAAAAGGCTTTCAAGTTGGGTTTTGGTGACGGTCTGCGCCTGTTTGTCGTTTCCATGCACCAGCAAGCGTGTGGTCTGATCCATACGCAACCAGTAGTAGAGATCCTGCGACATCAGGATTTCGCCCGGCTCAATTCCCCTCTGGCGGAGATCGGCACAAATGGCAGCAAGCATCAGTACAGGGCTTAACTTGCCTGCCTTAGTGTTTGCCGTAGTCCAGTTGAAAGCCGAAATGAGCTTGTTAGCCTCATCCATGTTGTAGTCGATCTCAAACTCCCTACCACCCGGATTGTTGATAGCTGGTTTGAACTGTGCAACACCCCAGTTGGAGAATGCCATAAGCGCAATGAAGTCCATGACATCTTTGCAGCCCAGATAAGCATCCTGCACATCCGCTTTGAGTGTCTTTTCGATCTCCCTAACCTTTTGAGCCTCCGAAAGACGGGGATTCTCGTACACTTCCATCAGCTTGCGATAGGTACGGGCTGGCATAAAGAACTTGTGACCCACACGGGGTATCTCCTTAGTCCAAATATCGAAGCCGTCAGAGCGTCTTTGAGGGGTAGGTGATTCATCAGCAAGCAGCGTAGCCATGAAGCGCAACCGATACTTGCCCATAATTCCCTCCGCTGTCAGTGACATTTGAGGGGTATTGTAGGTAAACCAGTTATCGGAGTACATCTTCTGGAACAAGGCTACTTCCCTTTCAGAAGCCTTATCGAAAGCCTTGCGCCACGTTGCCAGAAAGTCAATGGGTCTGCCATCCTTGTACAGACCTTTGAATTTTGAATAAATTGATTTCATGCGTTATCCTCCTTTCTTTAGAATGATTGAGTGAGTTTAACGTGCGGATTGGCTTTCAGGAACTTTCCTGTAGTGTCTTTCTGGCTTGCCGGGATAGGCGGAACACGCCTTTCATACATTGCGTATTGCATTGTATCTGCCGAAACATCAATGCCAGTTTCAAACTCGCTTACCTCCACATCGTAGATAGTTACAGCGTTAGCCTCACCGATTTCAGCGGCATTGGAAGATTTTTCCACTACCTCCACCAGTACATCATCCTTAGCAAGCCCGGTGATTTCTTTGGAAAGCGTGATAATGTAGTTTTCGTTCTTAGCCTCAATCTTGGAGATAGAAACAGCATCGGCAAAAGTGCCAGAGATAGCACCAGCCTTAGCCACCTTATCGCCAACAGCGAAGCAAGGAGCAAAAAACTCATCCACCATCAAGCGAACGATCTTCTTATCATCGCTATCTACCTCCACCACCTTAGCGGTTTTCACCACGCTAACGAGCCGGGTTTGCTCATCGTAGATTGCAAGAGTTCCAGCCGGGATAGTGTCACCAACATTGAAACGCTGTTTGGTGACATCCAGATTGAAACCGCCTTGCACAATAGAGGGACTACCCGTAAATATCGGGCGTTCCCCTGTAAATGAGTGCTTTTTCCTTTTCATTGCGATTTTATTTAACAGTGATTGATTCCAGCAAGCTATCAGCAGCTTCATCTATCTGTTTTTCGCTTGCCGCTTTAGAACCCTCTGAATCATCAGGCGCAAGACCTGCCGTAATGAAGTCTTGTTTGAGATTTGCTACAGCCTCTTCTATATCCTCATCATCGGATATGGATTTGGCGAAGCGATCACGGAACTTAGCCGGAATCTTGTGCTTTGCCATAGCAGCGTTAATATCCGCCATGCGCTTTGCCTTGTTTTCGTCAGCCTCATACTTAGCCAACTTCTCTTCCAGAGCCTTAATTCGCTTCTCATTCGGATCATCCTTTTTGTTGGGATCATCTCCAGAGCCTTTGCCGCCCTTATCGTCTGGATCGTCATCTTCTCCGTCCTTTTTCCCTTTCTTGGAATCATCCTTTTTCTTGTTTGCCCATCTGGTAGCTTCTCCCTGACTTTCAGTAGCCACGTCAGCTATCAGGTTTGCAGTCGTTTCAATCGCTGCATCATCGGTCGAATCATCCTCAATGCTGCCACCCAATTTTTCGGTTATCGCTTTAAGGTACTTCTCCGATAGACCAGTGTCCTTACACAAGTCCTTGACCTTTTCAAAGAGTTTCTTATTCATACTTGAATTGCATTTATAGTCCGTTAATATGTGACTTCTACAGCGCAAATATAGAAAATAATTCCGTAGAAATGTGTTTATTGAACACAGAAATGATAATTTTTAGCCTAAAAATGCTTGTTTTCCCTGTTTGGTAGAATTTATTTCCGTAAATTCACCCTGTAAATGCCATTTCGTCAACTCTGCGTGTCGGTACATCCGTACTTTTGCGGTATGCAATGGCGTAAGAGACAACGATAGTATTAACCAAGTAAAATGTTACAGAAATGGCAGAAATCAATTATTCGGTAGCGGCGATGAAGAATCCGATGAAACAAAGCGAGCCGCCTAAGTATTACGCAAAGATGCAAGCAAACGGAGTAGTGGACATGGACGATCTGGCAGAAGAAATCAGTTACGCAACGACCCTCACGGACGGGGACATCTTGAACGTGCTGCGTGCGCTCATCAAGCAGATGAAACGCCACTTGAAAGGAGGCAAAATCGTGAAGCTGGAGAAATTCGGAAACTTCCAATTCCAGATATGCAGCAATGGCACTGACACCGAAAAGGAGTTTACCCCTGCGTGCATCACGAAAGTAAATATCCAGTTCCGACCGGGTGCGTTATTGAAAGAGGTGCAGAATCTTGATACCCTTACTTTCAAAAAAGTGCCCAAGAAGAGCGAAACCAGCGGTACTTCCGAAGAGGAAGATGATTCATCCGAAGATCAAACGGAAAACCCGTTAGGATAATCCATCCAAAGCCATTGTATAGTGAAGAGTGAACTACTATATAGTAATTGACCGACTACCCTATAGTAACGCAACATTTACTATAGGGTAATTTTTTTCCAAGAACGAGCGTATGAAAGCAATCAGAATGGGCGAGCTTGCCTGCCAATACTTCCCGAACTCCACCAAGCGGAGTGCCGTAACGCAACTTAGGCGGTGGATCATTCTTTGCACTCCGCTAAGGGAGCGGCTGGATGAATTATGCTTCAAGAAAGGGCAACGCATACTGACACCCTTACAGCATGAGGCGATATTGAAGTTTCTGGGAGAGCCGGGAGAATAAGTGTGTTTATAAAACACATAATCAACCAATGAACCAACATTTGTGAGCCAAACATTTTTTTTATTGAGGCAATATATCTATATTTGCACTGAATTAAAGAACCGCCATTCTTTCTTGAATGGTTATAGGCTACCTCAATGGTAGCTTTTTTTTTAGATATGGAAAAGGTAACAATATATATTGACGGTTTCAACTTCTATTATGGATTGAGAACCAAACGAAAAGTAGAGCCAGCATGGGCAAAAGCCTATTGGGTGGACTTGGTGAAATTCTTCGAGATGTTTCTTGGTGAAAACCAAGAGCTTGCGAAAGTCGTGTATTTCACGGCTTCTCCGCTCAATAAAGAAAAAAGCAGTAGGCAGAGTTCATTTCTCAATGCTAATAAATTGTTGAACGGAGACAGATTTGAAATTGTCAGGGGAAAATACCTGGAAAAGAAGATTGTTTGTCCTAACTGCAAATACACCATTATACGCCCCGAAGAGAAGAAAACGGATGTTAATATCTCAATCCGCATGATAGCGGACTGTTTTCAGGGGAAGACGGATTCACTTATACTGGTTAGCGGAGATAGTGACCTGTTACCTCCTATTGAATTTATACAAAAGAACTATCCGGGTAAAAAGATAAAGGTGCATTTCCCACCGACCATTTACAGCCACAATATAGACAATAATATGAAGTATCACAAAAGTAAGGTTGTCTTGTTGGAAAAAAGCCTCAACAAGTTCGTGAACTGCCAGATGCCAGATACGGTTTCGGCAAATGGGAAAGCATATACTATTCCTGAAAAGTGGAAATCCCGCTTGTGACATTGAAAATAAGTCACTATATTTGCAACGGATAAAGTGCCGGAATGCCCAAGCTGCATTCCTTGCACTATAATAAGGAACTTATGGGGATGCCAATGTACGGTGTCCCCTTTGTTATTTGTAACATACACAATGCAAATGTTTGGTATATGTAAAATATCTAATATATGCGTTTTATAAACACATATTTAGTTCAAGAACGGAAAAACATGGCTCTGAATGCCAATATATAGAAATAAATAAGCTATCTTAGCGAACTAAAGTTTGTATCATGTGTAGAATATCTAAAGAAACGGTTATCCGGGCGAATGAAAAGACAATGAAGCGTGGTAGGGTGCATGATTGCTCTTCCCCCGTTGTGGACGGTGCTATAACAGTATCTGCCCGTTACCGTGGTGTTGTTTATTCACAAAGGGTAGATGTACGGAGAATGCAAGAATCCTATAGTCGTTCATTTAAAGCGGTAAGGAATGGCAAGACAATATAACTTTATATACAAGCAACTGGTGGAAGATGAGAGCGATATTGTGGGCAATATCGCTTATTCTTTATATAAGGCAGACAAAATAAACTTTATTGAGGACTTTAAGGCAAAGCACAATGGAAGCGAACCAACGGAAGCAGACTTTCAGCCGTTCCACGATATTTGCTGTATGGAGGCTAATATAAACCGATACAAGATGCAAGCCCTCAACATCTTGCAAGGCTTTCTGGATGATACGCTTTCGGCTACCATTAAACAGGTAGAGAAAGATTTGGAAAATGATTATAAAAAGGAGCTGATGGGCATTGTGGGGAAAACAACCGTAAAATCTTTCTCTTGGAATGTACTGCAAAATATCGTAGGAGCATTTTCGTTTATGCTCATCATGTGTGCCATTATCTTTCTGCTCAAATTCTCCGAACATCAATACACTTTTACCATAGGAGGCAGCGGAAGTGCCAAACTGGAAGTAGTTAAAACCACTCCCAATGACACGATCGTTGCGCCCGTTCAACAAAACAAATAATCTATGAGAAAGTTTTTATTCGTGCTTTGCCTGATAGCGTTGACAACAGGATGCAATGATACAAAGAAACAGAATGAATTGAATGAACAGAAACAATATGAAGCAACAATAGTAGCTGAAAACTCACCAATAACTGTTTCGGAATTGCCTTTTAATTTCCAGTTTGGAATGAGCAGAAACCAAGTTGATAGCCTTTTGGCTATACTTGTCGATGATAGTACAATACGCAATTATGCGGATATGTATTATTATGACTACAAATTGCAATCCGGAAAAACAGTAGAAACAGACCTGAATTTTGGGTTTTATAATGACAGTTTGTATTCCATTGTTTTCAATATCAGTTCTTATAACCAAATCATTAATAATGAACTTATCAATGAAATAGATGAAGATATTAGTAGTAAGTTGGATTCAACTTATACAAAAATCTCACATTATGAGGACTATGAAAGCGGAAGAATGATTTTCACAAAATGGTTTAAGGGGAATCAATATATTTTCTTGCGTAATGCCTTGTTTAACGACATTAGTTTTGTAAATGCTCCAATATCTAAAATCGTCAGCGATATTAATGAAAAGAAGATTCTTGATAAGATAGAAAAGAAAGGAGATGTTAAAGTGGAAAACAGTGCATGGGATGGCTCTGTTTCCCAAGTCAAAAAATATCTGAAAAGTAACCTTAAAGATCCAGATAGTTATGAAAGCATAGAATGGGGTAATGTGGTTGAAACAGACAATGGATATATGGTAAGACACAAGTATAGGGCAAAAAACAGTTTTGGCGGTTATATGGTAGAGAATAATGTTTTCTATTTGGATTTTCAAGGTAATGTGATAAGTGTTTCACCATACTAATTTCTCCCATGAAGAAGAAAGAGGCAAAGGAACTGGATGCCATACTCTCTGTATTCACACCTAACGCTTGGATAGCGGAAGCGAGTGAGGAGGAGATGCCCGCTTGCTATAAACTGGCGGACATGGGGATGATAGAGATACTCAACCGTGAAAGACGGGTGATAAGGCTTACCGACAAAGGGAACTCTTTTAAGGCTCAAAGAGGCTTCTTAAAAGGATACTACGAAAGGTTGTTCAAAAGGCTTTCTATGATAGTCGGTTTCGCTGCGTCATTGGCTACAATAATGGGGGTAATCAAGTGTTCGGCTTAATGCACCCAAACAAATATTGCACAAATTACACAGATGATAGCACACATAGCCATAAACAAACAGGCTAAAAAGTCATTGTCGTTATTATTGTTGTAATATACCATAATCCTTTTTCTTGCAAAGATAGCTATAAATGTGTTCATGTAACACATATTTCACTCAAAATCAAAAATTCACCCAGTAAAATTTGCAAGTGTCAAAAGAATAACCCACCTTTGCGATGCTCTACATATAACACTGGCGGGATGTTCAGCCTGCCAATATATCGGTGAGGCATTTTTTATGTCTATATGTGTCGTAAGACTATTCCGATATACGGCTTTCATACCCCCGTGTGGTGTCGTTAATGCGCCCACTGCCAGTGTTGGTGTAGAGCAACGGGAAAGGTGAAAGCCGTTTTTCATTTTCCCACTAACAGACTTTTATAAGTTATGCTCAATCCAACACAAGAAAGTCTGGACGTGAAGAACAGTAGCGAACAGACAGGGGTTGCTCACCAAACGAGCCTCTACAACCAACAATTCATTGAGGAAGCCGTACAAATGGCTGCCAAGTTGCAAAAACACATCAACAGCCTTTACAAGATTGATTTTGTGAAAGACTTGTACATGGACGAAGTAGTGGAATCTGACAGCTTGCTCCACAAAATTACCGACACGCTTTCCGATATATTGGGACGCGCCTATTTGGAACGTATAATGAAAGAGGAGGGCGTGTGATATGGGACTTTTGAAAGATGTAATATTGGAAGCCATCCGTGAAACACACCCGGAAGCGCATTGGATAGGAGAAAAACCAAAAGTGTTGAAAACGGCTGCACAAAGCAAGTACGATGATTTGCGCAAGGTGGAACGGAACTATACCAAAGGCGTACACAAAGCAAGAAAGGAGGCTCGCAATGGATAACAGCAAGACATTTATCTACGAGGGTAGCCCCGTCACTTTCCAGATAGGAGAGGCTACTATGGTGAACGCTACCGAAATGGCTAAGCCGTTCGGGAAGCAACCTGTGTTCTGGCTCAATAACCAATACACCAAAGGTTTTTTAGCAGAAATGGCAAAACTTAGAAATTTAAGTTATGCTGATTTAGTGGTAGTTAAGAAAGGATCATCCAATTTGGGTGGTGGTACTTGGATGCACGAAGATGTAGCCTTAGAGTTCGCCCGTTGGCTCAGTCCCCAATTCGCTATCTGGTGCAACGACCGCATTAAGGAGTTGATGAAGTACGGAGTAACCGCCACGCCCCAAACCATTGACAGCGTGCTTGCCGACCCCGACAATGCGATACGGCTGCTTACGGCACTGAAAGAGGAACGCAAGGCGTTGAAAGCCGCCAACAAACAGATTGCCGTGCTGGAAGATCAGAAGAAAGTGTATCACTCCGAAAACCAGCGGTTGCTGAAACTGAAAGACAGACAGGACAAAATCATGCTGGAGCAAGCTCCGTTGGTGGAATATGCCCAGAACGTGCTTGACAGCTACGACACTTTCACCTCCACGCAGATAGCAAAGGAACTCGGCATGAGCGCACAAGCCCTGCACAAGTTCCTCAATGATGCCGGAGTGATGTTCAGGCACGGGAGCCAGTGGTTTCTGTATGCCAAGTACCAAGCCAAAGGGTATGTGAAGACACGGGAACATACCTACCAGCGCAAGGACGGACGCACTGGATTGTTCCTTACGACCGTATGGACGGAAGCCGGACGGATGTTCGTGCGCAGATTGTGGCAACTGAAACAGTCCATGACAAACCCACCAGCGGAATAGCCGCCACACAGAAAAAGAAAGGCAGGGGAATCATTGCGTTCCCTTGCCTTTTCTTAACTGCTGGTGGTGCGAATGGCACGGACGCAACGGCAAATGCCCGTACCGCCACAAAGGTAGCGATTATTTTCCAACGGAATTTGCTTGGACGAAAATAAATTCCTATTTTTGCAATACCCTAAAGCCTTGATGCCGATAGGCTTCAAATAATTATCGGACAGAATCGTCTCCCACGTTTGGCACAAGCCTTACCCCAGTTATACGGGAGCTTCCGAAAGGAAGTGGTGGCAGTCGGATCCCCCTTGCCCCGGTCATAAGCCGGGGCATTGATTTTATCAGAAGTCATACAGTTTGTTTTCACCAGTCACAAAATACTTTCCGTGTATTCCTATCCTCTTCAATCGTTCCAAGCCTTGCAGAATCTTTGCGTTTAGTTCCTTGAACTCAAAAATAACAATTTCAGCACCTTGTTCTCTTGTAGCTTTCTTCGCTACCCTTTCTATGTTGTTTGCACTGGATAGTTTCTTCAAGTCCGCTTTCACCCCGTCAATGGTTATGTCCGGGGAACTTACGCCCGGCACTTCTTCCAGCATCTCAATCTGATACCCCTTTTGAGCCAGCACACGGCACATGGAAACCTCTTTGTCATACTTCGCCTTTTCATTCTTGTTCTTGTGGGAGTTTTCGTAACGTGAGGTATGGGCAACAAGGAAACCGCCCGTGTCATAGTACCACATACGCCGCCACTGGCTCCCATACGAATTGTATTTCACTATGGGTACTTCCTTGTTATCCCTCAAAAAGTAAGGAAGTGTGCCTTTGGCTTTTGCAGCCTTTATGCGCTCATCGTTGTTTTTCACCCACTCCGTAAACTGGCGTGGCACTTCCTTAACCTCATTCTCGCTGTTTTCAAGTGTAGCGTTCTCATCCTCCAGAAGCCGATCCAACATCTTTTCTATTTCCTCATCCTTTGCCAGCACTGGCACTTGGTAGCACCTACAGTTAGGATGCCAGCCAGTCCATTTGAATGTTTTCGGATAGATCCCTTTCAGATCATCGCAAATGTCATGTATGGGGTGGTTGTTGCTCAATTTGATTTCAATGCCTACCACAAAATCCAGTTGCTCCCAACGGGTGTAGTCGGCAGTCCTGTATGCAATGTTGGTTTCAGTCCGGGCAAGTCTTTGAGCATTGCGGTATGAGGAACGGTAAACACCCTTTCCGGGGTGGTACTTCTTCGGGTTATCATCTATCCACTTGTAGGATTCAGTTGCCGTGTCGTACACTCTGCGTTTCCATTTCCTGCCATAGATAGGGTTTCCGTTCTCATCTTCTCCAATCTTCACACGGAAACGCCTGTACCACCTATCCGGGTCGTTCAGGTACTCTTTAATCTTGGTTGCAAGTCTGTTGGCTGGTATGCCCTCACCGATAGCCAGATCCAAAGTCTTTTCAAGCTCTTCTTTGTACATCCCTGTGTACTTCCAAACCTTTTGCGATAGGTTTAAGCCGTCCTTTGTCTTTCTGGCAAAAAAAGCATCCATAGCTTCCAAGTTTCGGAGAAAGAACCGAGCAAAGTGCTTATCCTCTATAGAGTGTTCACCAAACACACTTTTAACCAAACCATCATTGTTTTCATTGGATAAAAGCCACTCCTTTTCTACGCTGTTTCGGATCGTCTGGTAAGTCTGGCTGTACATATTGCGAAGTATGGGCGTAACATCTTCACTGTAGCCATACTCCGAAAAGGAAAACGGCTTACCATCTTCAAGCTCCGTGCCTTTCACAAGCTCAATGATTTTACCCAGTGAATCAAGATAGATCTTACGCACTTCGGCAGCATACCCCTCTGTGCGCTTGAACAACTCCTGCTGTAGCTTCTTTTCGTTTATGTACTTCGCCATACTGTTTTACCCTTTCTTTTGGAAATGTTCGCACCAGTCACTATCCAGAAACTTTGAATACTTGTGGAATGGGCATTTGCACAAAAACGGCTCACCTTTCCAGTTCAATTCATGGTAGCCGTATGAGTGCTTGCAATCCCTACAATGGTACTTCAATTCGGATCGTTTCAGTTTCTTTGCCATCACTCATCATCATTTAGAAAACTATCTAACAATTCCTTTTTTGTCCCGAAACAGGCACATTCGTTGTGTTGGTAAACGGGATCTTTATCACCAGCACAACGGTATTCTTTGCGCTGTATCTCTACATACCAAACTTTGGTATATAATTCACCTGAAAGAATACCACCAGTACCGGGAATAGTTCCCCCTTTTACTTCTATTTCTATTCCGTCAATACGGATCTTCTCCGGCTTGTTATCACGCATGATCCAAACCTCATCGCCAACATTATATTTTGTCCGTATTTCCATTATTCGCCCTCCCCAAATACATCAGTTCTGTTTAGTGCCATTTGTCGCTCCAGTGCTTCGGCTTGCTCCTTGCTTATTTGCTCGTATTCCTTTTGTGCATTCTTCACAAGGTAGGAAAGTTCCAGAGTGGACTGCAAAGAGAGTGCGCCAGCCCCATACTGTTTCAGAACATCGGCAAGCATTTCGCTCACATCATCACCGAAAGGCTCTTGAAACTCGTGTGTCAGCTTCAATTCCTCATACTTGGATTTGTTCTTATAGTCAAGCACATTTCCCATGATCGAAAGCATGATACTTCCGTGCCTGTTCATGTAATCATCGTGGGTTTCCTTGCGTTTCTCTGCCTTGATAACAGCCAGAAGCATAACCTTTCGGATAGCCTTTGCGGAAAGGTTGCCCAGATTCTTCATGTTGTCAAAGTCAATGTTTGGCGTGAACGACTTGGAAAGAATGTGCTTATCCAGACGCTCATACTCGTTAGCCTTGCTCTGTGAGGCTTGATCCCATGTAAGATACTCTATTTTTCCACCGTCTTTGAGGATAAACAACTTAGCCTCATCCTCTGACTTTGGCAAAGAATTGAGGATTTCAGCCGTTGCCACCATAGCCGGGTTTGCAAAACGATCGTTCACATCTGCATCCGTGCTTTCCAATGATTCCGACCGCTCGATCATTGCTTGTACTCCTGCGTGTTCCACCTCTTGCTCAAACAGAAGCACTGGTATTTTACCAACAGGGTTTTGAAGCACCGCAACCTCCCATCCGATATTTCCACGCTTTGCCCGGTATATGGTATCGGCTGTGTAAATATCCACATGGTAAACAGTCCTATTCCCTGCCTCTGTAAGATAATACCCCCATGCAAATGCTGTGAGCCGCTTATATTGATCCTTGACGGTGTAAATATCATCGCCATTCTTCTTGCAAAGAACATTCAGCAAAAGCCGTGGGTTATCTTCTTTATCCCTATACACATGGTATAGTATAGCCGCTGTTCCCTCCGATCCAGCCGCTCTTTTGGCTTCTCGTACACGTGCATTGAAGTGTACTTCATCATTCAAATTTTTGTAATTCTCAAATGCTTCATCCGTACCCTCTGAAAGTTGCCCCCATTTTACAGGTCTGCCATACAGGAACACCAATGCGATCTCATTGATAAACGGCTGGTAAGGGATAGGTATTTTCCACCTCTTGCTCCAGCGCAAAAAGTTCCCGTTCTTATCATACACCGCACGATCCTTTCTTTCCATAATCTTATGGCTGCTTACCTCATAATCACGTAGATTCTTGGTAGCCGCAATGGAATGATCGTACATCATTGTTAAGGCTCTTGATACATCCTTTGCATCCAGAAGTTCCGCAAAGCTCTGTTGGTAGCCAACAGCCGCTTTCACTTGGTTTGTAAGTACATTGAATAATCCCATACTATTTTGAATTTACCCGGTTAAACCTAATCTTCGTTCTATATCGTCTGGTATCTCATACTCGTTGTAATCAAACCACGATCGCATGAGCATCATATCCCGCCAGTCCGGGGAACATCCCAAATCCTCTTTGATAGCCTCCTTTGGTTTCAGCTTCAAACTTCCGTCATCGTCAGGCTTCCATGTTTGCAGTTGTTCAAGTTCCCTCGCTATCTGCTCTTTGTCCGCTTGACTTACCAGATCCTCATTTATTCCCACATCAGAAGCGTTGATATGTTCCGCCAGTTTATAGCCGCATTGTGCTTGCAAGTTCTGGTAGTTCTCATCTTTCAAAGCACGGCTGTTGTTCACAAATCCCTGTATGTTGCAACTATCCACAACACCACCGCCCACACCGTCCTCATCCACAATACACCGATAGTTTGGTATTCGGTACTTCTTCTGGCATCGGATAATGTACGCTTGTATGTCTGTAGTCTTGCTTACTGGAAAACTTCTAATATCTATTATATTCCATCCGTCCCACACGGCTATCCTTGCATAGTCAGCACCGAAACGGGCAATATCGCCAGTTAGGTAGTGAGTGCCTGTTTTCTTCGCTATCCTGTTTCCGAATATCGCCATGATAGCATCATGGGAACAAAGGGAATTTGGGTTGTCGTCATACTCCCAGTTACCCTTAAACAGACGCTCGAACTTAACTTTGTCAGAGGTTGTTTTCAATCCCTCTATGTAATCAGGATCAATAAACGGATTCTCTTGTACAAGGCACGATATGTAATACTTGTATTCTGGAAGTTTGCCAGTAGTGAAAGGCTTGTAGAACAAATCATACATCCAGTTCTTTTTGGGGTTGCAAGTGATAAACAGTTTACGCCTTAGCCCGTATTCTTCATTCTTGAAACGACCCACACGGGTTTTGAGTGTATCATAAGCACCGAAGTTTACTTCTCCACCCTCTTCAATCCAACCGCCAGTGAACTCAATAGATCCGTAACGCTCATACAGAGGATCACCCGGTTTGTATTGCAAATCCAGAAAATCAATGCGTGATCCATTGTAGAACTCAATGTAGTTAAGGTTTGCATTGTACTTGTAAAGCGTATCATTCACACCGTAACGGGCGCACACTTGGTAGAATGTTATCAGTGTGGATTGGGTTATACGCTTCAACTCCGCACGTCCTATAAACCACTTCGTGCCGGGGTAGCAAAGACACATGAAGATAAGCCATGCCGCACCAGTCCACGACTTAGCACCACCAGCCGCACCACCATACAATATTTCAACGTGTTCTGTATCGGTAAGAATGCGCAAAGCATCAGCCTGTTTGTCGTGCCTCTTACCGTCACGGCAAACAATGAAGTCAAAACAGCCACGCTTGAACAACTCAATTTTGACTGCAAGCCCCATCGGTACTGTTATCGCCTTGCTACTTCTTGCCATCTTTCTTCATGCTGATTTTTTCAAGTAAGGAATTGTATTGCAATAGTTCCTCCGTACTCAATGCGGACAAATCCACATTGTTTGTTGTCGTTACTTGGGCATTCACATCGCCCTCAATGGGCTGCGTGGCTTTCCCAAACAGATACTCAATAATCCAACGGATCGTATAGCTTTCCCCTTTTGATGTTTCCCTGTTGATAGCCTGTGATAGCGCAACAAATACTTGGCTTATCACTTCATCCTTGCTTAGAGCATCTGGAGTTTCGCCATTCCGTATTTGTTCAGCTATCTTCTTCATGTCATTGTTGAGCGATAGGTTTAGGGCTGTTGTCTGCCTTATATCCACGCTCAATAGCGATTGGAGCAAATCAATAATCTGGCTTTGGGTAAATGTCCCATTGGAAGCCAGATTTATTCCGTACTTCTTTTTCAGTATGGAAAATATCTTTGGCTTCCTGCCGGGATTTTCAGGCTGGTTGTCTTTCGTGAACCTGTTACCCTTTGAATTACCTTTTTCAAATCTTGCCATTTCTCAACTTCTCCGTTGTTTTCCCGTTGTTTTCTCATTCCACAAACGGGTTATCCATTCAACAATTCTTTCCTCTTTTTCTCTGCTTCTTCGTGTGTCTTTGCCACAACCAAACAATCCGTTTCGCTGTACTCCTTACCCTCTTTATCCATATAGATAGCTTCAATGGTGGTATCTACACTACCCATAACCGTTTCATATCCGCTAAAGCTGGTTGTTACCTTGTAGCCCTTTGTCAATACCGGGAAAGCCGCCTTTTCTGCATCTGTCACGATATAATTTTCAACTCCTACTTTCAGGCTGTCACTAACAAGGAATAGAGGCAACTGCCTAACTACCTCCTTGATCTTGTCATACAATGAGATCTCCACACTTTCGGCTTCTGCACCTTGCGTGGAAACCTCAACATCGGAAAAACTATTCTGTTTACTGAAACTCATTTTAATCATTGCTATCTGTGTTTATTGAACACACTATAAAACCAAAAGAAAATCGGATATAATTTACCCGATTCCCTTTTCATTCGGTTATGTTAGGCTTTTTCTTGCGCTTGGTACTTCTTCCAATACCAATCTATCAAGTCATTGCCTTGCGCTTCCAGTTCCTCGTAAGCATCCTCTTCATCCAGAAGATCGTTTGCTTTGTCAATTACTCCCATGAGCAACTGCTGCTGCTCTTCGGTGGCACTATGCACCTCAATTTCTCCGTTGAGTTGCTGTTGGATCACCTCAATTTCCTTTTCTGTTAGTACAATCTTTTTCATTTTCAATATCTTTAGTCGTTACAAAATTACTCATAATTTGTATTTCTTGGCTATGTTCTTAACCGCTGTTGTGTATTTGTCGGACTTTCCATGTATGGCTTTCGTCACCGTTTCAGCCCAAAACTCACTAACATTTGTTGCGGCATACTTACCATAGCCGGACTTCTTTTTATCCTTACGCCATTGGGTGTATAGCTTGTTAATCTCCTTTCCTGCCGCCTTTTGCTTTGCACCCGTCATGTGTTGATTCCATGTTGCGTGTGCCAGTTCATGTGTCACTGTGTGCGCAATAGGCTTGTTTGTCTTGGTACTCCAGCCGCTTGCATATCCTTTTCTATGCGAAGCCTCAATAGCACTTTTTGACTGGTTGAAATGAGCCTTGTTAAGATACACCCCATCAGACTTCCCATTTACTGTTACGTGAACTCCGTATGTCCCTGCTGGTAAGTCTGCCAGTTTCACACTTCTTTGCCTCACGCCCATCACAGCATGGTATCTGGAAATAGCTTCTTTTGTCGCCTTGTACGCTGCTGGATCTTTCATGTTCACCAACGGCTCTGGCTTTGATATTTTACCCTTGAAAGTGGCATCGCCCGGCTGTAAGCCTCCACGTGTTCCGCTTGAATTTCTACCCATATTCGTTACTTCTTTTTTGCGTTTATAAAATCGGTTACATACAGTAGCCCATGTTTCCGGCAAAACGCTTTCACTTCCTCACCACCTCCATAAACAAGTAGGTTAGGCTTTTCAAGCCCGGAAATCTCCTGCGCTACTTGGAGATCCGATTTAAGGCTTTCCATCCACCCGTCCAGCCCTCGTGTGGCAAAAGCATTATATCCTTTCGGAATCCCCATTTTGTTATACTCTATGAATTTGTGAGATACATTCAAATCAGCATACACCCTTATACCGCATTCTTGGAAGTAACGGGATAACCAACGCTTTTTGTAGATAAGCTGTAATCCCCATGCAATAGGTGTCTGGTCATGGCAGCTACAATTCGGCTCTACCACCGCTTTGCAGCCACTTGTGAGCAAGTTTATCGGATCTTTGAAAAGAGCCTCAAACCTGTAATCATCCACATAGAAATGATAGGTTACTACATCTTTCCTCAATCTACTGTTAGCACCCCACGGAGATAACGGTAACTCCAGTTTCCCGGCTTGCATTTCCAGAAGCAAGTTAGGGATCTCAAAAATGTTGTCGCTCTCATACAGCACATCTTTGAACATTGAGCGGTAAAAAGCCTCTTTGTCGTTCCCCTCATCGCTATCATCCTCTTGCTCATCATTCCGGGCATCATCTTCCGGCTCATCATCTTCAACCGATTTCTTCTTTGACTTCTTCGGCTCTGTATCTTCCGGGATAGTAAGCCCCATAAAGTCAAAATCGGTGTCTTTCCAGACATCATCCACTTTCAGAGCATTAAAATCCCATTCCCCGTTATTGATATTGTCCCGGATAATGATATTCTTCTCTTCATCTTCCGTCAGATCTGAATAAACTACTGTTGGAACTTCTTTCAGTTTCAATTTCTTTGCCGCTTTCAGCCGTTGGTTTCCTGCTATCACAACCAGTTTTCCCGTTCGATCGGATAGCGTAATAGGTCGGTGCTTCCAGAACCCATAGATCTTGATACTATCCACCAGCCGATCCATATCGGCTTTCTTGATAGTTCTTGGATTGGTTTCCAGAAGCACCAATTCCGACAAAGGGCGATATGTTATCTCGCTACACTTCATCGTCAGCCTCCTTTTCTTCGTTTTCTTCCGATTCCCCGGCATCGCTTACTGGAAGATTATCCATATACTGATCCAGCCCGATAGACTTGCGGAAACGCTCTACAATGCGGCAAGGTATGATATACATACGCTTCTTCATATAGAGAAAACGGCTGTTGTCCGACACATCCACACCAACGGCATAGAACTTCCCACGGTAAGACAAAGGCAAAGGCAGCTTGTCATAAATAAACAAACGGCTTTCCTCAACCTTTGAAATGGTTGCACTCCTGTTATACTCGTTATTGAGGTAAATGTGCATCACATCACCTTTCTTCATGTTGTCCGCTGGCATCCACTTGTTTACAAAGTAGCCGCCCCATCTGACAAACAGAAACACAACCAGAACGGCAAGACAAATCAAAACAATTCCAAACATAGCTATCAATTTACTTGGTTAATGATACAAAGATATGAATTTATGTGTTTAATGAACACACTTTTAGTGATAAAAATAGCCTAACACCCGAAAACAAGCATAGCCGCATCCCTGCCATGCTCATTTGTCCGTTTGTCCCAACCTGTATAACGCTTGAATGTTTCCTGTTTCAACTTGGTTACATTCCTTTTCGGAGCAACCATTTCAAACGAAACACCCAGATCTTTCAGGTAATCTTCCCAGATAGAGGCATCACGCTTCACAGATCCAACCCCTTGCAGCCTCTTCCGCTCTTCTTCTCTTGTCATTCTTTCAGTGCCGAACCAGTTTCTTTGCCTCGGATCTTCCACCCGGACACAAACCAGCTTTTCGCCAGTAGCCTTTTCTTGATCCGCATAGGCTTTCACTCGCTCCATAGCCTTATGGATAGGTAGGCTATCCACTTCCAATAGCCTACCTTTCTTGCTGTCCCATTCGGCATAACCTGTATTTGTTCCGGTATCTATGCCAATGTATATCATGCCTCTTCTTCTTGGTTGTTTGGTATCTCGTACAATATCACGCCTTTCATTTCCTTTGCATCCTTTCTTGGCTCAAACAGTTGCGCCATCAAAAGGTTATCAGGCAAAAACTTGTAGCGTATCTCCTTGATCAGCGGCAGACCTATAGGAACTTCGCTCATAATGTGCAAAGTCCAAAGGCGGTTATCTTCCCGTCTTACGGTAACTATCGCAGACTTGTACAAGAAAGTGCCAGTCTTGTATTCTCCGTACTCATCGGAACACTCCGCTTCTTTTTGTGCCGTTTCTTCCAGCATCTTAATGAATCCGGCATTAAGCCTTTTCTTACGTTTCGCCCAGTATTCCGGGTAGATAACTCTTGCTTTCTTGGTTTCGTCAGTTTTCATATCATTCTTGGGTTTTAATTGATACTCTTATAGATGCTTTCGTTTCCACATCAACCAGATATTGAGCATACATATCCTTGTGTTCCTCTTGGAATCTGGTTTTGTCGAAATTCTTACGCTTGGACGGTGCAATGTAGGATATTCGTATTCTCTCATTCTCCGCTTTCTTCAGGTCGTGTGTTTGCATAAGCTCCAGCATACGATCCTGTAACTGCTTCTTGCGCTCTTCCAGCCGGGTTATTTCAGCATCAACGGAAATATACTCATCCTGTAGTGCCAGAAGATCATCCGGCATCGGCTCAAATGTTTTTTCTTTCTTCTTTGCCATAATCAGACTTTGTAAGGTGAAACAATATCAAATATCGCCTTGCATATCTCAATATCATAGAGCGCATCATGCAAGCGGTTGGGATCTACATCAATGCCCAGAAACTTAGCAACCGTTCCCTGCTTGAAATTCTCCATTTCCGCACGTCTGGCGGCAAGGTAAGGAGTGGCAAGTACAAACACATCAATAGAATTGCTCCAGAACCACGATCCAAAATACTTATCTCCGTTCTGTACAAACCACGCACGGAGAAATTGATTATCAAATGAGGCATTGTTGTACCCGGCAAGAAAGAACTTATCATTCTTATTGTACTTATCCACATACTTTGCCAGCATATCCACAAACTGCTTGTACACTTCGCCCATAGGTTGGTAAGCCATTATTTGCTCCTTTGTAACTCCTGCCACATCCAGAGCCTCTTGTGTAATATCGGCTTTTGGATTGGGCTGTACATGGTAATTGAAACTTTCACGGATTTCACCGTCAATCACTACCATACCGCTTATCTGGTGAATGCCGTGCCGATTCACCAAAGTACCTGTAGTTTCTAAGTCAAAAAATAATGTTTTCATATAGAGTAAATTAAAATGGTAATCCATCATCAAACGGTCGGCAATCCCGAACCGTAAACTTATTCACTTCAAACGACTTTATTGTGCAAAGCACATAAGCCTTTTTCCCTGTACTTTCGGCAAGTCTTTTTGCTTCTTTTTCGGCATCTTCCGGGTGAAAATGCTTAAAAGTCGGAGTGTTCCCACCATCAACAAACACCATGTAAAACGGGATCTCCTTGCAATTCTCTTTCTCGCTCATATCAATTAGCTTTTTTATATTGTTTCATCGCTTGGTATAGGCTTTGCTCCTTATCCAGAAGTGTAATCAGCCGATCCACATCAACCATCCTTTCCCCATCCAGATAAGCCCAGACACTACGCAACGCATCGGCAACAGCCTTTGCCTCCTTTGATTCTTTCAAGTGTGCCGTTACTTCTCTGTTTGTTGCAGTATCTCTTCCTTGCTCCTTTGCCGCCTTAACAGCATTTTGAGCCGCTTTCACTTGATCCGATTCTGTTTCATAGCTTGAAGCGATTTCCCGTGCCGCTGTAATGGATAACTCATTTCTCATTATCCGCTCTTGCAACTCCTTTGGCAAGTCCAGAAGAGAAAGGCACTTGCTTATATAAGCCGGGGATTTCTTGAATTTGTCCGCTATCTCAACCTGTGTATATCCGAACTCATCTTTGAAACGCTGGAACATCAAAGCACACTCATATTCAGTGAAACGCTTCCCCTCATTTCTCATCATCTGCTCTATGTACAGATCTTCACGGCTCATGGTTGGCGGTCGCTTCAATGCTTTCACGAAAGGAATATCCGCACCCTCTGAAATAGCCATCATGGTTGCACGGTATCTGCGTTCACCATCTACCAGCCTGTATTTCTCATCACCGTTTTCATCCTTGAAAGCAATCACGGTAAGGGGATTAAGCACACCTTTCGCCTTGATTTGTTCTTTCAATTCATCCAGATCAAAATCTCTACGGACATTAAATCCATCTTCCACTACTATGTTTCGTGGATCAATCAGGAACACATCCGTTTTCTTTGTTGCATTATTCTTCATTTTAACTGTTATTTTGTTGGTAATACTTACATGGTTTCTTTCTCGCTGTTATCCGCCTTGCCAGCTTACAGCAATACATCTGACCGACTTTCGGATTACTCCAGAAGTGCTTACACTCGCTACAATGCCTATCGTCACTCATCGCTATCAAAGTATTCTTCGTTATCATCCAGAAACTCTTGCAGCGCATCATCACAAAACATACCCTCGCAAGTCATTCCGGGCGCATGGTCTATATCACCTCTACGCCACGGGCAATAAGCACATAACTCTTCGCCCAGACTTTCTTTAAGTTCTTCGTTACGATCCATATCATCAATATCCGAATATCATTCTAAATACATAGCTAACAGAGCCGGAGTAAACCTCATCACCCTTTGAAGCACGGATATGTTTGCCCAATCTGGCAACCTTAAACCCACGCTCCTTAATGCGCTCAATCTTACGCTCCTTATCCATATCATACCACCTTGAAAACATGAAACACAAGCGCACCACCGCACATTTGAATAGTACCTATGTATTCCAATCTGTCAGCGTCTTGAATTGTATGCCCTGTTCCGAATATGCGTATTGTAACTGCCATATCGTTAGGCATGGTTGGATTTACCATCGCCCAAAGGCACGCTTTTCCACCTTGCGTTTGTACTGTCAGGATCTTTGCACCTGTAGGCAACAAAACAACCTGTTCGTCCTGTATCTCAATCGGATATTTATAAATCTTCTTCATATCGTTTAGTATCTAAATCCTGTAAAATGAATAACCACACCCTCAAACACATTATCCTTAGCAAAGAACCATGAAATGAAGTCCTCAACGCTCAAACCGTCATTCTTGGCTACCACTTCAATAGGCACTTTCTTATCATCAATCCAGATTTGAGGAACGGCATCGCTGCTGTCATAAGTCATTGTTATGTGTTGCAGTCCTATTTCCTCATACCTTGCAAACTCCCTTTGTTCGGAGTTGTACGGTCTGCCAGTCCATTCCCTAACAGATAGGTATTTTCTGCCAGAGGCAATACACTTGTAACGCTCATCCCATACACCTTTGGCATTGTGCCTTATCGTGTGGATCTTCGTGCCGCTTTTCAGCTTGCTTTCAAATCCTGTAGGCACTCCGGCTTTCTGGTGTGTTGCCGGGAATTTCTTACAGAGAGTTACTATTACTTTCTTCTTTTCCATATCTAAATATGTTTATTGAACACACTTATTGAAACAAATTAGGCATATTGGGTGCTAAGTTGGATAACATATTATCCACCTTTCGCTCCAGTTCCTTTGACTTCGCAAGGATCGCTTTGTCCCTTGTCTTGAAATACTCCTTTTGGGCATTTCTCATTTCCAGTACAGTTTTTACAAATTCGTCCATCATTTCAGTTTTATGTATTTACCCGGTATATTTGACTTCTCCAGAGCTTCTGCATTGCTTTCTCCAAATGCTATAAGAACGCTTCCACATCCCGGACTATCGCCCTGTGTTCCATCTGGTCTGTAGAATTTAATCCTACCCCTCACAAACAGAATCGCACTTGCATTGGGGAAAATCAGATCTTGGAACATCTTGCTATCACACCTGTTAAAAAGCAATGCTATGCCGTTATTATTAGCCACCATCTTCTCCACAAAACGCTCAATAAGAGGTCGTGAATAAGGAGGATTTAGCCATACTCTTACCCCCCCCCACGAGGTTTTTAATCCATCCTCTTGTGGCGTTATATGCCTTTTGGCAGTATTCCACAATCGGTTTACCGGGGAACACGGATCGAGGTCAAATTCACCGAGTGAATCAATAATCCATTTCGGGGTGTACCATTCATCCGTTGTATTGGCGCATCTTTCAAAACTTGTATTCATACTCAATACTTTTTCCCGTGTTTGACTTCTCTACTTTCGTTGTACAGCATCTTTTGTTCTATGTGCCATTCAAGGTTAAACCTCATAATCCGAGACAATGCAAGTATCTGGCTCAACGCATAGTTTACTTGCTCTTCCAGCGAATACCTGTAATTCACCAGATCCTTTACTATTGCAAAGATATTTTCCGTGAAAGTCTTGTGTAGGGTAACTACATTCAGTAGGCATAGCCCATTCAAGTTCATATTGTGCGCTCCAGCAAGATCCAACAAACGAATTGCGGCATCTGCCAACTCATCCTCTACGGTATCTTTGATGTAATCCTCAAATATCCGTTTCGGTTGGTAAGATCTGTATATGTCGGTATCTGCCGGATATTCCAATGTCTTTCTGGCTTCCATCTTTTCCAGAAAAGCGTTTGTGTCGGCTCTTCTGGATTTCCTGTCAGCCTCTACTGCTTCCATAAGCTCACTAATAACCAGACACAAGAAATGCTGATCGCTTGGGGTATTATCCCAGAACCCGTGCTGTACAGCATTTGCATGGGCTTTATCCCTTAATTTGTTCCACTTAATCATAGTCTTATCTTCTGTAGCTATTCTGTTTGTAATGCAGTCTTTCAAACATCTCTTCCATCCTGTCAGCAATACGCAATCCGTACCGCTCGCCAAACTCTTCATCCGCTAAGTTTGAAGTGGCGATAGTGAACAACTGCCTATCATATCTCGCATATATCAACTCTGTTACTGGCGAAAATTCATTTCCCCAACTCTTCACACTTTCCGGCTCTGTACCCACATCGTCTATAAACAGAAGTTCCTTGTTTTTCAACCGTGAAAAGTAGCTTGGATCGTCTAATACATACTTAGCCAGATTCAACGCTGAAACACGGTATATTTCCGTTCTTTCAGATGATATTGAACTTCCACCGTAAAGAATGCCTATAAGATTGCATATCGCCTTTGCTAAAGTTGTCTTTCCAGAACCTACGCTTCCATAAAGCAACAGCCCTACTTTGTAATCGCCACAGAGCCATTTTACAGCCTTACCTATCTTTTCCAGTGTACTATCATCGGGAATGTACTTGTTTCTTCTACGCTCCACTTCCGACTGATAACACATACGCAGCATTTCTTCTATCGTTTCTTGCGGAAAATTGGTGATCTTAAAGCGTGTCCCTGTAGCTGCCTGTCTTGCCAGTATCGCTTGAAGTCTTTCCGCTAATTGCTTTTCCATATCGTTGTATTTCTTCGTTATATCTATCTACTACCCAATTCAATATGGCTCTATAGTCAGACTTGTATTTCTTTCCTTTTGAGCCTTTGTAGTTGTCAAGTATTTCTATCATCCTCTTTGCCGCTTCCTCTGAATACCGCTCGCATAGTGCAGCGTACTCATCCCTTGTAAGAGTGACAAATTCGGCATACTTGTACTTCTTCGCTTTCTCCGCTTTTGCCTGCTGTTCCGGGGTTAATGGCGGTGGGCTTTCTTCCGGGAATAAATCCGGCTGTTGTTCCCCTACAGTTCCCTGCTTGGGTTGCTCTTCCGGCTTCTGCATTGGTGGCTGTTGTACTGGTGAAACATCAAAAACCTTAGCCTTTGTTATATCACCACCTTTCTTGCCAGCTTCACGCCTCTTTTCCCTTATAGCCTCATCACGAACCATACGCCTACTAAATACAGCACCATCATCACGAACTCCGCACAAACCGTTTTCTATAAGCATATCAAGCCAGTTTTCACCTACGGAGCTTTCTTTTCCTAACAGCCTTAGTATTTCCTCATGCGTATAGATTTCGCCTGTAGGCTTTACCATCACGCCACGATCCGCACTTTCCCACATATAGCAAAGCATATCAATCCACAGCCCCTTAACATCAAGTGGCAGTGCTTTCAATACTGGATCACTCAACCAGTATTCAGTATCGAAAGGCATTGGATTTTTCTTCTTTCTTGCCATCGTGGAGCTTCTTTAAGGGTAGGGGATAAATCCCCCACCCGAAACACATTTAGATTTCCATGATTGCAATGTCTGGCGCAATGTCTTTGATCTTGGTAAGAACATCGTCAATACAACTGTCACGGTAGGTTTCCGTCAGTTCATTTGCGCCCGGAGAAACAAGCTGTAACAGCACTTCGCCATCTTTAAGGTAGTGGTCAAATTCCACCTCAATAGGAGTTTTTGCAGTTCCTTTGAAGATAGCCACATTGATAGTGAAACTCTTCGGCAAGTTGCTTTCTACCTCTTGACGGTACACATCCGCCATAGAGCCGGACGGATCATGCTGCTTCTGGATCTCTGCCTTTGCCTTTGCTGTGAAATTTTTGAGTGCGGAAACGAGCTTCATGCAATCCTCTTTGTCGGCAAACAGCACACGGTTAATGCGTAAGAACTGCCCCAACTTTGCCGGAATCCAGCCAGAACTGGCATCATTGATACCGAACTTTTCAAAGGCTTCTGAAAACTCAACCTTTCCTACGAAAGTGTTTTTCGTGTAGTAATCATCCTCATTCACGGTAAGGGTAATCGTCATTTTCTCACGATCTACTTTCACGTTAGCCTTTTTCTGGTCTATGGTGTCAATACGCTTCTCCAGCCAGTCAAACGGAGTGGAGATAACACCAGTAACACCTATCTTTTCCGGCTCTTTGATTTCAAGCGGATTGGGTGATTTTGGTGCAGCACCCTCACGGTACACAATCTCGATAGGTTTTTCACCTGTGTAGTTCTCAATGTTCACGGTCAAACCGTTTTCTTTTTCAATCTTTTCCATCTTGATAAATTTGAATTATTAAAAATTAGTTATCTGTACCAGTCTTAGACATCTGTACTTTCATGTTTTCCCGGATTCCCTGAAATATGGTACGTGATCTCTCTTCCGGGCGCATATCACGCTCTTCAATCTTGTACCCGTTAGGATCATACAAAGCTGCCTTTCCCTCATCAGCATCTAAGAACTGGTAACATTCTCCAGATACCCATTCTCCACCAGCTTTCAATTCTCCACGGATTTTGCCCATACGCTCAACAAGAGGCTTGATACGCCCTTTGTAATCAGCACGTATTTCTGCCAGTTTCTCTTCAAGATCCGCAATCTGAATAGAAACATTGGCAAGCTCCGCCCGTTTCTCATTAGTTTCTTTCGTGTCGAATTTCCGGGTATAGCACTGTTCTACAATCTTATCGCAACTATCCCGTAAGATTTGCGCTCTTTCCTCAATCGGAGTGTCGGCTAACATCATCTTTCATACTACAAACTTTTAATGATTAATGAATTTATCACCTCAAACATAAGGCAGAATGCCACCAGAATATAAAATACCGTTGTCATAGCCATTATTTTAAGTGTTCTGTTACCTTGAATCCATAAGCCAGATATTCAGCCCACAACTCAATGAATTGCCTACCGAAATATGCCGCCTTTTCCTCCGTTTCTTGGCACAAGCGGAAACCAAGGGGCGCACCCGAGTCCGAGGAACGAGTAAGCGCACGCAGATAACCGAAGCCCGCAAGCGCCCCAGTATGCGCATTACCACCGAACAGAGCACCACACAAAGATTTGCGTTCCTCATCACTCATACGATCAACTTCATCTTTTGT